AAAGATTGTGTTACACGCAAATAGAGCGTAATCATCGTATACTATAGCGGCACATTTTCTGGTGTCTTGCACAACACCTTTAAACAGTCGAGCGACTTTAAGTGAGAAGACTGAATTGCGTCCCTCGTTCTTTGACTGCATCACAGCGTTAAATGAACGCAAACCTTCGGGATCAATGAAGGCAAAGTCACCAAGCAAGTCAACAAACGAATGCTGGTTAATCGAGTTGGCAGTAAACAAGTATTGCTTCTTGAACATTGGCTCTGCAAACACTGTCATCGTATAGTCCAGCATGACAGCGTAGCTTCCCCCCAATGTTGAAACAAATAGTGACTCGTTGTTTAATACCGATAACGCTGTAATTACATTATAGCCGACTGTATAAGCTGTTGCCGGTGCGCCACCAATTGTCTCGTCAGCGTTTATTTTGTTACCCGCTGTTGTGATCGGTACAACAAAATCCATTGGGCGACCGCTCACACTATGATAAATTTCTGTCCCGTCTGTACTAACAACAAATAATTTGTTGTTAAAGAAAGCCATTTGCTTTCCTATTGGAATGTATTCACGCGATGTGTAGGTTCCATCAGACCACTCAGCGTAAGTCTTGGCTGTTCTGTCCGTTGCATAACCACCTACTAGTTCTATAATTTTTGGTTGGTTTACACCGTCCTGCACAATAATAGCTGCAACTGTTCTTTGAACTGCTACTTCTGTATCCAACTCAAGTGACGCTCCCGCTACTTGTGTTTCTTTGCGTAAAAAGTTCTGAGTGGATGCTGGAACAGCTTGCACAAATATCTCAGCTGATCTGCTCATCGTGCCACCACCATAAAGAACAGCCCAAGTACTATCGGGGTTTAATGGTTTGCGATATTTACAACCGCCATCAAAAAAGACAAATACAAACTCACCAATAGAATAAATTTTTTGTACTGGTGGATTAGCCGTAAATGCACCTATGCTGCTGGAAATATCGTTAACGTTCTTAATTCCTTCAAGTGTACCAAAGCGATTGCGAACGTTACTGGCAAACTTATACTCGTCTTCACCTAGTCGAGTGTCATCCACCGACATATTCATGCCGCCAACAAACGACTGTTGTGAGTAATCAGCCACGGTGATAGTGCCAGCGTCGTGACAAAGTTAGACTGTCGTGACTATGTCTTCCAAATTGCATAATACGTTTTTGCCCACGCTCAAGGTCAGCTATCTTGCGACCTAGATCGCGTGTTACTTTTCCATCGTAAACCATAGACTCTTGCAGCTTGCCTTGTTCTTCCATGAACAACTGCATCATCTTGTGCATCACAATGTTCTCAAAACCGTAGAGCGGAAATGGATCGTTGTCGTTTTTAATGTGCTTCAGCTTTTTCTTGTACAACACTTGCAGCGTGTGCGAATCGTCCTGTACCGCTGTGTCATCCCAAGGAAACTCGGAGATGTCCACTATCATGTACTGAGCCTCAGTCTCGTCGTGTGGTATCTCAGAGTAAATAATGGTGTTATCCGCTGTGTCTACAAGCTTCATCAAACCGCCACTATCCTCTGCATGATTTCCGTAACGCTCATTGTTTGTATCGTAACGACGAATGCTAGATACACCCGATATAGTGTGCTGTGTCGCAAGTGTTATAGCGGTAGAATCTGGCGATGATCCTGTGTGTGTGCCGGGAGTTATCGTAACTGTTTGCCTGTCTGATGTGGATGTCTCAAACGTAATCGCAAACTTTTCTGTTGCGGCAATATTAGCATAAGCAAGCAACGTCAAGCCTGTTGCAGTTGAACCTCGTGTAGCAGTTGTTCCAGATGCCAAAGATTTCTTAAGTGGCTCATAACCAACAACACGCCAACAACGACTGTCACTTCGCCAATTGTTTTGGTTATATTCTGATAAGAGATTGTTAATACTCCAAGTCAGCTTGGATTCTTTTTCGCGCATCGCACGAATAGCATGAACATCACGACTTAATGCAATGCGCTGTTTACCTGCAACATAAAATTCCTCTTCAACTAATGAGCCGGGAATATCAACGTGTTCATAGATTGACTGCATTGCCTCGTTAAGAAAGTCGAGGATAACGTAGCGTTGATTGGAGTCACCTGCGTTAAGACCAACCTTACGCCCAAACCTGTCAATTATGTATTCAGCACTCATCGTTTAGTGATTGCGACGATTGTTGGCTTTGTTCTTTTTGTTGTAGCCGTCACCGTTGTTGCGGTTGTTTTTGTGATGGCGACCACGGCTTGGCTTGACCTCTTCGTTATTGTTGACCAACTCATGCTTTAATTCCCTTACAGCACTTAGCAATTCATCTAAGTTATCTTGTAACTCATCTCTATCACCTGCGCTCAATCTCATACTCTAGTTTTGCTACTTTTCTTAGTGCGGCCCTTGTGAACTCTGGCGCTGACTCTCTTGCTTTTTGGAACTGTGGGTGTTGGCTTAACTCCTTCACTCCCTCCAGTTGTGGTGTGCTGCACGCGCTCACCATCAATAAGAGCATCAATGTTGCCCAGCTTGTCTTCCAGCCGATTCTTTGCATTGGCTTCCTTTAGTGCATCTGTAATTTTATAAACCAACCGTTCCAGTGACGGTATGGCTTTAAACAGTGTAGCCAGTAGTTTAACTATTCCCATTCGTGTCGCTCTTTACGCCCTTCCTCAAAAAGACTGCCAACAACGAAGTAACCACTACGTTTATCATTACGCCCATCTCCATTTCACCGGAGAAATAAGCACCCACAGCAGCAAGAATGCCGCCGATTGCCGTTACATAAGTTTTCTTTCCTGATAACATTACTTTCTTATTTTACTCATTGTTATTTTATGCGATTCTGTAAAAGTTCTACCCTTCTTCATTAGCTGTTTCATGCTGGTTATATGACGCGCTGTGTGATGTTTTGAGTGCTTTGCTAAAGCATTTACTTGCCGTTTAGTAAGAGTTTTTCCTGTCATTACGACCCCTTCTTCCACTTGCTAGAGCTAGATTTTGTTTTGCTTGGACTCCACTTAACTTTATCTGCCCAATAAGCAGCAGACATTGGCCCTCTAGATATGTTCTTTTGGTGTCTACTTTTAAAAGCTTTGCGTTGCCCTACAGTTTGATTGGTTTTAACGCCTTGTTGACCAAACCTAATAGTCTTTGTCTGTCCACCACTTCTAGCAACTACAACGTGAGACTTGGTTGGATGTGATGGTGTACGCTTTGGTTTGTTAAAACCACTTACACCTGCTCTGGTTAGTTTTGCGTCTTTCATTGCTTTAATAAGTGACGTATCTTTAACCCTATATAAAATAGCGTAGCAATGCTAATTGAAACTTTCAGTAGTATGTCAATTTCAAGTAGCCAGTTTCCTATTCCTGAGACCGAAGCCGCAAAAACTTTTAAATCATCTAGGTTCATGCAAGAATTTATTAAGGATCATTTGCTTGGCAACTTCTATTACACCAATCATTTGCTCCATTGTCAAGTCAAGTTCCTGTTCGGAATACTCAACTGCGTGACAAATTCTTCTTGTGAAGTCATCTAGTTGTTGTCTTTCAGTCATGATCTACGCCTTCGATTCCTAGCAGCAGCCCTTGATGCTGCCCTTCTGTTTATCTCCTGCTGCGCGTAGCCCATTTCTGTTTTTCTGGCTCTTTTCTTTTCAGCCGCTCGCTTGTTTGCAGCTACAGCATCTTTACGCGCTTGCTCTGCTTTACGTTTACCTTTCTTAACTTTATCTGCTTTATAGGCTTTTACTTGAGCGTCTTGTTGTTTACCAGTGGCTTTCTTGGCCTTTGGCTTTGCATTAGCTGCATTCTTGCCAAATGGATTTGGCTTTTTAATCTTGCGGACTTTACCGCCTTGACGGCTCAACCCTTGCGCCTTCAACAACTTGCGATCAGCTTTCTTCATGCCAACTCTAGCTTTTCTAGCGGCACGTTTTGTTGCTTTTGCTGCTGCTTTAGCACCCTTCTTTGCAGCTCGACCTGTAGCTTTTGCGCCTGTAAGTGCTTTAGACCCTACAGCTTTCGCGCCTCTGCCAATAGCCTTCGCACCTGTTAAAGCACCACGGCCAACTGGGCCTCCCAAAGGCAGTGTGGCAGCTGTTATTGCCAAGTCTGTTGCAAATTCTGCGTCACCAATGTCTTTCGTTAAACCAGACGCAAGCTTAGACATACCGCTGGCTTCAGACATTTGATTCTTCAAACGTTTTTTAAGTGCAGCGCGTTGTGCTGGTGTTCTTAAATTACGTGGAGCCATTCCTTTAGTCGGATTCTTACGATAATCCGCTAGTTTCTGAGCGTCACTTTTCTTTGCCTTCTTAGCGACAGGCTTTGGTGTTGCCTTCTTGACCGCCTTTTTCTTGGGAGCGGGCTTCAGTTGCGGGCTGGGTTTGGGTTTGTACGTTGTTGTTGTACCTTTACGTTTAGTCACCGCAGCCTTAGCTTTAGATTTGGTTGGTGTGACGTAGCGTTTACCGCCGACTCTTGACTCTTTTGCCTTACGACTTTTTCGAGCCATTTCTATTAAGCGTTGACCGCCTCTTTTTCGTATTGCCATAATTTATTCTGCTGGTTTCCAGTTAGGGTTAGATGGGCTTTGCCCGTAATTCGCGTTTACTTGACCTCTCGGTGCTTGTGCAATAGGCCGATACCAAGGACTTGATGGGCCTCCTAGTAATTGCGGATGACTAAACGCTATACGATTATCACCATATCTCAATCCAGAATCACCGTATGCAACCACATTGCTTAAATCTTGTCTTGATGGCATAGCTTCATTACTATAACCAAGTGTTCCTAAAATACCTTGGCCCTCCATTCTACCTTGTATTGGTGGCTCGTTGTATTGCTGTAAGTCCTGCGTTGGTCTTTGTGCTGCCGGATTAGACGGACTTCTTGCGTAAGAATGCTGACCCCTTATCGGTGCGCCGCCAACCAGACTGGTTGGATCAGATTGCATAGTGTACCTGTCTTCGTATGTCGGAACCGTTGCGTTTGGTGCTGATGGACTTCTCCTCTGATAAGGGGTTGCTGAACCTCTGTATGCGGCAGAACCAACACCATACCTTGACGGGCTTAAGTCTGGTACTTGTCGTTGTGTTCCGTAAAACGAAGGATCGCCTTCATAAAGCATTGATTGTGGTGAGTTCCTCCATAACGGGTATGATTGCAAGTCTTGCGTTTGGCGTTGAGCCATCGGATGTGATGGACTCGTTAAGGGCGGCGACTGCGCTTGTTGTGCAGCAGCTATTCCCTGCGGTGTGTATGGGTATTGTACTCCTCCAACGTTAGGCATCTTTATCTCCTTCGTATTCTATATCAAAAAACGGCGTATCAATTTCCAGTTTTCCCGGCAACGACTTACAACCACTAAGCGTAATCACAAACAAGCTAATCCCGACTATCATTAGAAATCTTTTTGTTTTTGGGGCTAATTCCCATGCATTTATAGAGCGAACTAACTTCAACCCGTAACATTGAAATTTCTTTTGCAAGCTTGTGCGTCTCCTTGTCATTTCCGTTTAACCTATCAATTAACTTTACGATAATTGTATATAACTCTTTAATCTCTCCCGACAAATCGCGCAGGACATAGAAGACGATCTTATACCCAAAGATTCCTGCTGCCGCCGCAGCGACAACAGGGAATCCAAGAGTCTGTATAAGATTTGCCGTGTCCGATCCCACATCTTAACTGCTAGCTTCTTGCTTAGCCTCTGGCTCTGCTTTTAGTGCTTCAGTTAA